TAGCGATACGTTTATGTGCTTTAGGAGTAGGGTGAAGTTGATTTTTGAAGGTATGAAGTAGATTAGTTTTTACACAAAATTTGACACGTTCTGAGGTTTCTTCATTCATCCAACGGAGACCATATCCTTCAGTTTCTAGATTAGAGTCAGGTGAGTGACATTCATTCCATGTTAGTTCAGTTAGCATGGAATTGAGTAGGAGGCGACCACCAGGGTGGATATGATTATCGATACCATCCCACCAATAGTTAGGAATACCTTCAAGTTTTAGAAGTTTATCAAAGACTGCGATTTGATATTTGAATCGGTCATAACATACCCAGAAGTTATGATGGTTTTTATAGTAATCATCAACATCAATTTTGTGCCAATATTGTTGGTTGAACTTTTGTTCATCCGTCATACCAAGGAATAAAACCCTTGAGGCAGCTTCAAAATCATCTTTATTTGAAATATGCTGAATTTCAAAGATAATACCAGCGACTTTGATGCCTCTTTTTTTATACTCAGGTAACTTACGAATAATTACTTTATTCAAGTGGTATTGGAGAGTATCGTTAGATACCCGTTTGAAAGATATATTTTTCAATCGCCAATTATATTTGTCTGCTAAGATCTGTGCCCATGATGTTTTAGGGTCATCTTCTGCAAGAGTCCATGCACCACCAAGGACGATTAGGACTGGGCGAAGATCTGTTACGTCAGCACCCCCATCAAAGGTCTCCAAAGTTATCCCTCATTTCTTCACGTTGGTTCTTGAGGGATGTGAAAGCACCATCAATAAAACCACGACGATATTCCCAGGTATCACCACCGGGTTTTCCTTTAGAGGTATTGATGCACTTTACAGCATCAGGATCATCTTCTCTAAGGTTATTGCATACTAAACCAGCAAGGTCAATATCTTTACCAGGTTTGCCGGTACCTTGCCAATAGAGGACACCCTCCATCCAGGTAGCACCACACTTTTCACATTTTTTCATGGAAACCTCTGTGGATTATAAAAAATATTTAGAAGTTAGTATGTTCTATAATGTAGTCAGCAATGACTTTGTGTTGATCTGCATTTGGGTGACCTTGACCAGGGGTCTGGATCATCTTCAGAATATCCTCGTAAATATGGTGCATTTTCGGGTCATCCATTAGGTTTCGCCAATACCCCATATCTTCTAAAGGATCACAATCATTGAATAGTACAATGTAGGGAACTTCATGTACTTTAGCAAATTGTTCAAAAAGAAGCAAGTTTTTGTATAAATTTTCTGCCCCATGTGTCTTATTCCATACCCAACGGTAGTAGGAAGACATTGCTAGAGCATGTGGTACTTTCTTCTTATTACCTGACCGGAAGTTGAAATTAGAATTATCTTGCCTCCACCTAAAAGGGCAGAAGAGGTGAGCACCATCTTCTGCGTAGAACTCAATACGGGTAGGCACTGTAAGTTGTAAGACCGTAGGTTGAACCCCATTGGTCTTGATTTCATGCAGTGCCCTATTTACGATGTAGTCATTAGATCCCCCACATTGGGACAGATCTGTAACTTCACACTGGTAGTGTTTCTGGACATGATGAATGAACCGTTCTGTTAGACGGTTGTCTAGTTCATCACCCCATGTATACGAACAACCCGCAAAGATCATGCCGAAAGATCAATCATTTTCTGTATGTAGGTCTTTGCTTTTTGTAGGTCATCTTGACGGGAGTTGCCAGATTTCCTACCTGCACGACTAACGTATTTTACAACATTACCAGCAAAGAAGTCGAGTTCTTGATCTGCAATGAAATCCCAGACTTCAATTTTTCCAGTATTGTAATAACCGGGATGACCATCATCGTTAGAGATAGAAAACGAAATGACATCCTCTCCCGGTCCCCCAATGCCTCCGAATGTGAAAGGCACTTGTTGAGCTGCTTGTACAGCATCTTCAGGAATTTGAATATCTAGTGAGTCAGTACCGGTAAAGGTAATAGTGTCGTCTGACATAGAACTAATGAACATCTCGCCAAATAGTTTTGTAAGGTTTGGGATCTTTATTAGATTCCTTATATGAAGTATAGCACTTGGTTAGTATAGGGTCAAGGATCTCTGCAATTTGTTGATGTCCTTGTATAGTTGGGTGAAATGAATATGGATTGAGAACTCCTTTTTTCTTCAAGAAGTCAACACGATCACAATCTGCTTTCCAATCAGACAAGTGGTACTTATCATCCATTGGATCCCATCCATTCTTGTATGCCAACTGACTTAGTAAGTCTTGATTGCAGTCATATGGCAATTCATCAAATGGTTTATATACACCACCTTCATAATCATTGACATTCAGTGTGTCAAACCATATTTGAGGAACGTTGAGTAACTCAAAATACTTCTGCCAAAAATGGACTTCGTCTGCTAACGTCCGACCGGCGAGACGTTTATTGAAGTGTTGGCGGAAATACTCCTTTGGTCCACACCAATCAGGTCCATGAATATGTTTACGTTTCTCTTGACCGGGTTGAAAGCATGAAAATGACTTTCCATGATTGAAAAATACTTCCATCCTGTAGATAGAAGTTACTCCCCATAGAACAATGGTATCATTTAGATCATTCAGATGTAAATATTTTCTAAGTTTGCGGAACTGACTACTATTAGATGCCCCGCCAGAAGAAATATTGACGTTTTCTAATCCATATTTGGATGATAGAATAGTTCTAAATGCATTTTTATAGTTGTCATCGCTATGAGAGTTGCTTTTATATGTTTCTTTATCCCAAGGTTTATCAGCATCATACTTAGAACCAATACCAGCGATCCAACTACATCCTAAAGTCAGTAACCGAGTCATCTAAATCGAGCAACCTCAGCATCAATCTTATCTGCTATCCACTCATGGTACTCTCTAGTGGGATGTTGAGAGAAAGGATTGACTTGTTGCTGTTGTTCTAGATATTGAATGCGAGTAGAATCTGAAGAAGAGAACTGCGAGACGTGATATCCATCTGCTTTTGGGGAGAATTGTAAGTCTGCACACTTCAAAGACATCAGATCCCGCCTAGGTTGATCGTCAAAGAGCATCCTATCGATTGGTTTGGGGTATTCATGATGATTGAAAGTATCAAACCAATAATTTTCAATACCTGCTGCTTCAAAAAAGCGGTTCCAGAAGCGGCATTTGTGTCCAAGTAGTTCTACTTTCTCCTTGTGATCATAGTGATGTGCTAAATGTGCCTTGCTATCAAACTTAGCACGCTCCATTTGGGTGTCAGCACCCCATCCATTACCAAAAAGAACGTTGATATACTTCCCCTTTTCCTTAGAAAACACCTCAGTGCGGGTTGTAACAGTCAATGCCCAGAGGACAACTGTGTTTTTGTACTCACTTGGATCTAATTTACCAAAGTATCTCTCAGCAAACCGAAACTGACGCTCATTGGAAGACCCCATTTGAGCGAAATTTTCGTTCGTGCACTCCCACTTATCTGCTAGATGCTTACGAAAGGCATATTTGTCTCCGAACTTTGCGTCATGATTGTCTTTACCTTGTTTATATTCAATCTTACTCATCCCTGGAGTGTAGTTAGTGCCCACTCCGAACATCCAAGAGCATCCAAAAGTAACAAGATTCATAATAGATCAAATTTCCTAGGCAGTAATGCGGGGATTCTGCCGTATTTATCGTAACATAGTTTGGCCATCATACTCAAAGTCATGATGGTGACTTGATAGCACTCTATTTTCCCCATGCTTTAGGTAGAGTTTTGAAAACGTGCTTCCAATCTTTATAAAACTTACCCATATACATGCCTGCCACTCGGATATCTTCTTCAGTAAGGTCTTCAACGTCGCTTATCCACTGATCTTTTAGGTATTCGTAGTGTGGTGCCTTACTTCCCATGTCTGGGACATAAACATTTTGATGAAGTTCTGTAATTGGGTACTCAAAAAACTCAGAAATAGCGCCAAGTTGCTCTCTTTCTTGTTCAGGATCCCAAAAATCCTCCATCACCACTGGATAAACGTTATCTTTACCAAAAGCATCGCAATATTTTAGGTAACCAGCGATATAATCGCAATGATCTGGCACTCTATTCTGTTTTAGGTTGTGAAAAAACAATTTTCGGTGATTTTGTCTCTTTGCAAAGGCTGCTGCGGTAAAATCTCCGCACCAAGAATCTACAACATCGACTTTTCGGGTCAATAAACTACCAACTTCCGAAAAATAGCGCCTAACAGGGTCACGAAACTCCATCAAGATCTTGACTTTGAAGTGTTCCTGCAATTTTGGAGCAATTTCAAACAAAAATTCTCTAGGAAGACTAAAATTTGCGTTGGAGAAGTCGCAAACTCCCTGATATTCGTCTTTGATGTTTTCCCAATGCCCTAAAAAGTATTCAATGTACGCATCGAGTGACTTTGGGTTCACCATAAGCCCATCTAAAGATGTATTTTTGATAAATCGGTTACTTTTCGACAAATATTCGCCATACGGATGATCGTTTGGTCTTTTTTGATAACTAGCACCGTTCCACATTAGATCAAAAGCACGTTCATGCTCCTCATCCTGCATACAAAGTGCTTTGAGGTACCAATTCTCTTTCTTATGCCCCATGTGAACATATTGGTTGTCCATCGTCACTGTGTAGTGCATCGGACTGGTTGCTGCCCAACCAACGCCGGGATTTAGAAGAAGTGTTGGTTTCATGGTAAACTATATAAATTCAGGAGGTGGGTCGTATGCCGTATGATGTCTATCTAGACAAGAAAATCATCTTTGAATCTCTATCAAAAGAAAAAGCAGAAGAGATTCGCACTACCATGCAAAATATGATTATGGCAGGAATCAACACTACTTATAAACCTGAAGATATCCGAATTGAACCTTGTAGAGGATGAAACCTACATTATTTTTGAATGTAGGAACTGGATGGTCAGGGACCACTCCATTATACTACACTTTGGGTTGGTATAACAACTATTGTCATGCTGGACACCGTAAAGAGAAAGGATATCTGTGGTTGCTCCAATTACAGAGAGATAATAACACGTTTGAGAGAATAAAGTTTTACAAAAAGTTTTTTGGACCATCCAGGCAGTCAACTACGACTCGGAAACCCAAAATCTTCACTCATGAATCTAAGTACGTTGCTGGAAAATGGACTGAGGAAGAAATTGAGTATTTTTGGGGTCCTCCATTTGATTTGGCGAAGTATGTTCAATATTACTTGAAACATTGGGATAATATCAAAGATGATTATAAAGCAGTTGCTGATTTTAGCAACCCTAATGGATATTGTGATGCAGAGTACATAAAATATCTTGCATATCATTTACAGAGTTATTTTGATGTAAAAATTCACATGATTTTCCGAGATCCCATTCGGAGATTGTGGTCTTGTCGTCAAGCTCAGAAAAGAGACAAACCTGTCGAGCATTTTCTAAAGTCTGGTATGGATTTTGACTATATCGACTTTTACAACAAATGGGCAGATGCATTTGGCAATGATAACACCCATATAACGATTATGGAAGATTTTTGGGCAGGAGAGACTTCTCTACTGTCAGGTTTTATTGGTATGGATATCAAGGAAACTCATGTCAATGCATA